GAAAAACCAGTTAAGAAATTTAAAGCTAAAGCTAAAGCTAAAGCTAAAGCTAAAGCTAAAGCTAAAGTGAAACTGTCAAAGAAGACAAAGGCAGGTAAGCCGCGCCTAAAGTTGAGGACGTCATCAGTCAAACAAAAAAGATTATCGAAGAAACGCAAAGGCTTATCGACCAAAGTTGGCAAAACAGGCACCTCTTCGGGCTCAAAGCAACTCGTCTCGAAGACGTCAAAACGTGCGGTTTTAAAACGGTCGAAGAAGCCGAAAAAGCAATTCAAGAAACAATCGCGTGGATTAAAGAAAGATGACATAGGCGACTTCTATGGTCCAGCCAAACGCCCCAAGGTTGAGCTAAGAAAGCCAATGAATATTAAAGTGAACAGCTCCGAGCGGGAAACAATAGCTACACTCGCGCGTAAACACACAGGTGGTAATATGTCAGTGTGGGTAAGGAGAGCGGCGCTCTCTTATAGGCCCGGCAAAGTCTAAGGCACGCCGCAGATCAATGGGGGTTGTCCACAGTGTTGAAAATTAAAAAGAGTTTATAAAACTGAGCGGTAGTGTGTTGGGCGCGTCCGCACTTTAGGCTCGTGAGGTCTAAGACGAAACTCAGTTTTAGCGAGGGCCACCCAAGGCCCGCGCTTTTTCTCTTGACAACCCTAAATCCTCGTCCATACGCTGACCCCTATGAAACTATGTGACCTACTCCCTAATTCAGAAAATCCCCGTATACTGTCAGCTCCCAAGAAAGCAATGCTCAAGAAAGCATTAGCTAAGTTTGGCTCGCTTGACGGCATAATATACAATAAGAAAACAAAGCGACTTGTCTGCGGCCATCAGCGTGTGGGCATCTTTGACCCCTCAACTCCTGTCAAGATCACAAAGCAATTCGATAAACCGACAAAGACGGGCACCGTCTGTGTAGGGACGATTAGCGTAGGGACAGATTTGTACCCCTACCGCGAGGTATGGTGGGATGAAAAGATAGAGAAGGCTGCAAATATTGCAGCTAACAAAGGAGCGGGTGAGTGGGACAAAGAACAATTAGGTGAGTGGCTGCAAGAGCTGAGCAGCTTTGATGCGAATTTCGATACTGATCTTACGATGTTCGATACCGACGAGCTCGCAGAGTTTGAGGGTATTACGGTTAAAGAGTACACACGCACAGGTGCGACAGGTGTTGACGAGGATGAGGTGCCAGAGAAAGCGCCGCCCCGTACTAAGCTCGGAGATATATACCATTTAGGTGCGCACCGTTTACTATGTGGTGATAGCACTGATTCTGTTCAGGTTGAAAAACTAATGAAGGGCGAAAAGGCTGATATGGTGTTTACTGATCCGCCTTACGGGATTAATCTTGAAACAGATTACATTAAGAGAGCGGGCGGTGGGAGAAAATTTGATAAAATAAAAAACGACGAAACGGTGTTCGATGCGAGCTATTTAATTACTCTTTTTAAAGATATAAAAGAAGTTTTCTTGTGGGGTGCTCATAACTATTGTCACACGATAGATCGGTACTGGTTAGGCAGTTGGGTTGTATGGGAAAAGAAAAATGAAACTTCAGATACTACGAATCAAGGCGCTTTTGAGTGGTGTTGGTCCAAAGTAAGACACCGAAGTCAAATAGCACGAGTGAGGTGGCTAGCTTGTGATAATGATAAAGTTGATAAACAAACGACTAGATACCATCCAACTCAAAAACCAGTAGCACTTGCCGAATATTTTTTTAAAGAGTGGGGTAAAGACACGCAGTTAGTGCTCGACCTTTTTGGCGGCTCAGGCTCGACACTCATTGCATGTGAGAAGACAAATCGCAAATGCTTCATGATGGAAATTGACCCACATTACTGCGATGTCATCGTCGAGCGCTGGGAGAAGTACACTGGGCAGAAAGCTCAGCTAGTTGCAAAACCAAAGTCTCAAACTAAGAAAAAGCTAGCGGCACACGCTAAAGTACAGGCAAATGGCTAGAGGCAAACTCGAACCCGGAATGAAAGAGAGACAGTTCAAGAAAGGTCAGTCTGGAAACCCTCGCGGCGGCCAATTGCACAACCCAGCCACTAAAGCCCTCGCGAAAATGACTGTGCCAAAATATCGAGAGGTGATTGAGCTTGTCATGAGCGGCAAAGTAAAAGACTTGCAAGCCATGATTCAAAATCCAAACACAGATGCGATACAAGTTGGGATTGCCACTTCATTTTTGAAAGCCATAAAGAATGGTGACTATTTAGTGATTGAGCGAATTGCTGAGCGTATCATCGGTAAGATACCAGAGCAGCTCAACGTCAACTCAACTGCCAATAACTTTAATGCGAATGTAAACGTAGCTCTCGACCAAGAGATACTTAAGAAAGCAATGAAAGAATTAGAAGAGGACGTATGACAATCACACTACATTGGTGGCATTTGCCTGTAGGATTCCTAATTTTATTTGTGGTCTATGATGTTTACTGTTTGAGTAAGTTTTAAAGGACGCGCGGGCCGAGGGCACCGCCACGTAAACGATGAAAGACCTGAACGTGCCCGAACAAAGGCAATGAACGTATCGACAGTAAAGGTGCACACCTTGAGGGACTTTAAACAAAAATGGACTTTAGCCCCGAAGAAATTAAGACAGCACTAGCCAAACTCAAATGCGAACAGTCACACCTCTACTTCACCCGGTTCTTCTTTAAGTCCAGACAAAATATTAAATTCAAAGTGAACTGGCACCATGCTTTGATTGCCGATAAGATCGAAGGGGTAATCAATGGCTCTATCAAGAATCTTGTCGTCACTGTCCCACCAGGTAGCTCAAAGACCGAGACTGCGGTTATTAATTTTATTGCTCGTGGACTCGCTCTTAATCCTAGGTGTAGGTTCTTGCACCTATCGGGTAGTGACGCGCTTGCATCGCTTAATTCAGCCACAGCAAGGGACATTGTCAGATCAGACGAGTATCAAAAGCTCTGGCCGCTAAAGATTGCTGAAGATGCCGATTCTAAAAAGCGATGGAACGTAGAAATTGACGGGCAGATCGCGGGCGGCGTTTATGCCACAGCACTTGGTGGTCAGATAGTTGGGTTTCGGGCAGGCCACATGGCGCCGGGCTTTCAAGGCGCCATCGTCATTGATGACCCGCTAAAGCCTGAAGATGCTTTTTCAAAGAAGAAAGTCGACGATGCGAATCGAAAGCTTTTAACAACTGTCAAGAGTCGAAAAGCAAATCCTGAGACGCCTATGGTCATAATTATGCAGCGTATCGCTGAGAATGATCCCGTGGGCTTTATCCAAAAAGGCAACCTTGATCTTGATTTCGACTTCGTAGTCATCCCGGCACTAATCACAAAAGAGTACGTTAACGCATTAGCACCGCGTTACCAGGCATTAATTGAGCCGAGTGAGGCTGATGATAAGGGCCGGATGTCTTACTGGCCCTACAAAGAGCCCCTTACTCAGCTTCTGAAGATGGAGAGTGGCGGGGGATCAGACCAGACGGGTGCTAAAATATCGCGGCATGTCTTTAACTCCCAGTACAACCAGGCACCGATTGCGCTCGGCGGCAATATAATAAAAAGTCATTATTTCATTAGGTACAAAGAATTGCCCACAATCAAATACCGGCACGTGTTCGCCGATACCGCACAGAAAACTAAAGAGGCAAACGACTACTCGGTCTTCGAAGAGTGGGGGATGGGCGACGATAATAAAATCTATTTGCTCGACATGCTGAGAGGCAAGTGGGAAGCACCGGACCTTCAAAAGAATGCGATTGCTTTTTGGGCAAAATGTAAAGGCAGAGAAACTCAAAAATACGGCTCAATTCGAAAACTGAAAGTTGAGGACAAGAGCTCGGGCACCGGGCTGGTTCAGACTTTAAAGGTGTATCCCTACAATATTCCAGTCGAAGCAATTGAAAGAGACAAAGACAAACTAACTCGCGTGATGGATGGTCTGCCGTACTTAGAGTGCGGACAGGTGTGCATCCCTGAAGATGCCCGGTTTACCAGCGACTTTGTCGCAGAGTGTGAAAGCTTTTCACCAGACATGAGTCATGAGTTTGATGACCAAATAGATCCAATGCTTGACGCGATTGTAGACATGCTATCCACTGGTAACAAAATGAAAACGTGGGAACAATTTGCTAAAGCAAAGGGGATCTAAAATGTACGAAGTCGGATATGAGAAAAATGAAGTTACAGCCGCCACAATGCAATTCACAGCCACAATGCAACTCACAGCCACGAGTGTTGACTGTACAAGTGCACTAGGACTTGCGATATTTTGGAATAGTGCAGCCCCTGAAGTGCCTTGTGCAATATGGAATATGGAACACGTAATCTATATCAAGAAACTCTCTTAAGGGACAGAGCTGACAGCAGAGCAATTCAATAAGGGCGTTAAGGAGGCGTGTGAGGACATTCGTAAAAATATGAATGAACGCGCAGCTCAGTTATCGCCCGCAATGAGATGGATGTATTTTGCACGAGTCTTTACCGCTCTCTACGCAACTCACTTTCAAATTGGTATGTAAGCCTCAGAGCAAGAATTGCAAAATAGAGTTATCCCATTTTTAAATTCGTCATCGGGAGCAAATAATGTCAATTGATGTTGAGATAGTCGAGCAGCCAAAAGTAGACGCACCTAATCCAGTCGTACCCTCTAAGAAAATCACAATGGATGCAATGAAGGTCTTCTCAATGGTGAAGACAGCAGACGGCTTTGACAACTTTATCTCTAAGCTCGGACTCAATAATGACAATGCTCTCTCAGCAGGTACATACACATTTAATCTCGTCACTCGTAATCGAATTATGCTTGAGGCTGCATATCGGGGCTCTTGGATAGTTGGAAAAATCATCAGGTGTGTACCTGAAGACATGACTAAAAAAGGTATTGCGCTCACGACTACTAAGGGCGAGAAAGAATTACCAAAATTTAAGGCGGCAGTTTCACGATTACAGATCAGCCAGTCTCTCTGCACACTCGAAAGTTGGGCCCGGCTCTATGGTGGTGCTATCGCCGTGATTCAAATCAAAGGTCAAGACCTCTCGACACCTTTGCGTTTAGAGACAATTACCAAGGGACAATTTGAGGGACTAACTGTCTACGACCGATGGCAACTTAATCCAGACCTCAGCCGTCTTATCGACTCAGGCCCTGAGATGGGGCTACCGAAATATTATGACATCGTCAATTCAGTCACCTCTATGCAGCCTGACGCAAAATCAGCAACAGGACAAATTAGAGTGCACCACACAAGGTGTATACGTCAGATAGGGATTTTATTGCCTTATTCTCAGGCAATCACAGAAATGCTCTGGGGCGAGAGTGTTCTAGAGCAGCTCTGGGATAGACTCATTTCATTCGACAATGCCACCATGTCGTGCGCATCGCTTATCGACAGAGCGAATTTAAGAACTGTTAAGATTGATAAGCTCAGAGAAGTTATTGCAGCCGGTGGGCAGGCACAAGCAGGCCTTGAGGCAATGTTTGAGCTCATGCGACGAATGCAAGTCAATGAAGGTCTCACACTGCTCGACAAAGAAGATGAATTTTCGGCGACACCTTACACCTTCTCTGGGCTATCAGATATGATGCTACAATTTGCTCAACAGCTTTCGGGCGCAATTGATACGCCACTCATTAGACTTTTCAATCAGTCACCAGCTGGGCTAAACGCCACAGGCGATGGTGATCTTCAAATGTACGCCGATAATATTTTAGCAAAACAAGAATCGAACTATAGAAACCCTTGGGAGGTTTTAGTTAAGATTATGTGGCGCTCTGAGTTTGATAAAGATTTACCAGACGACGCCTCATTTACTTTTGTACCGATCAAACAGGCAAGCGAGACAGAGAAGACGAACAATGCGAAAACTACGGCAGAGACTATTATTGGAGCTTATGAAGCCGGTCTCATTAATCGCGCAACGGGTATGGTTGAGCTCAGAAATAGTAGTGAGACAACGGGCCTTTTCAGTAATATTAAAGATGAGGACATTGCAGAGGCAGAGGACGACGAGCCGCCATCACCGGATGCTGAAGTAAATCCTGAAACGTCACCGGCTGACGACAAAGAGAAAGAAAAGAAGCCGACAGGCGACTCAGCTTTTAAAAAGATTCGAAAATGGTTGTCGAAGAGGTAGCGAAGACTTTGGTAAAAAGAAAATGTAAAGGCAGTAGGTGCGACAGTTGTTTTAGGGTACTGCCGAAAAGCCCTCAAGAATGGTGTTCAAGAATTTGTGAGAATTGGCACGCTGAAACTTATAACCACTTTAAAGACTTAGCTGCTCAGTCATGGTCAGAGCGGCAACAGAGAAAGCAGCAAGAAGCCTATGAACGATAGTACGCATTTTGCAGGTCCAGGCTTTTGGTGTAAAGAGTTTAAAACAATTTCTAAATTCACTAAGTCGCCCAGTGAAGTTACGTGTGACTCTTGCAAAGAAGAGATGCATAAAGAGTCTGCTCACCGTCAGAAGGTGGGTATGAGTCAATCCAAATTATATTTCAAAACGCCTGAAGAGTTTAAAGCTAAATGCAAAGTAGGAGACCACATCATTGATTTATCGACAAAGCGAAGTGTTACTATTAGTGCTATTGGCCGCGATCGCTTTTTATATGTTGATCACCTGGGGGTAGAAAGAGTGGCGCAATGTGCGTCTATCGCTTGTGATTGGAGACCAGTCGAAGAGGTGATTAATGCGGTCTCTAACTCTTGATGCAAAGTCAAAAACAATCAAAGGTAATTTTACTCCGAACAAATCAGCCGAGCGCGATTTTATGCGGGCCCTTAAAAAAGTTGCGAGAGTCAGTGGCCACATTGTCGAGGCTCATGTCGACGGGACCAGTCTCAAAGATGAGCGAGCTATGCAAAAAGCCCTCAAAGATTATTCCGATCTCATCTCACCGTGGGCACACAGACAATCTGTCAAGCTCTTAGAGCAAGTACAAAAATCTAATAAACGTGCATACCAAGCAAAATCAAAAGCAATTGGTGTCGCCTTGAAGTATGGTGTGGGCGATGAGAATACGCGTGAGGTCGCGCTACAACTTCAGCGCGAGCAGGTCGAGTTAATAAGGTCCATACCTTTAGAAGCTGGACTCCGGGCACAAAAGATTGCGTATGAAGCGGTGCTGCATGGTACGCGAGCTGAACCAAATCAAGACACCATTGATGAGCTTCAAAAGCAGCTCGGACTTTCAACAGAAGTTGCAATTTCGCGCGCGACTTTAATCGCTCGAACAGAGACCGCGCGAGCAAATGCCGCAATTAATCAAAGCCGCGCAATGGCCGTGGGTAGCGGGTCTTACCGATGGCACAACTCTGGTGATGCTGCTGTTAGAGAGTCACACAAACGTCTACACGGTGAACGTCTTCAGGGAAAAATCTTTCAGTGGTCAAAGCCACCTACTCTAGACGATGGTATGACAGGACATCCCGGCAGTTTCCCAAACTGCCGATGTTTTGCTGAGCCGATTTTCGATGATGAGTAAATCTTCTTGCCAAAATTAAAATTGACCGTCACCGTTAATTCTAAATCATGAAATGACGATAGGGCCTTGACATAATTTTAAAATCTTAAAAGGAGCACACTCCGCATGTATCCATCACTCATTCTAAAAGATCAGTTTGGTGAACAGAGCAATAACTTAATTCTTGGTGGCTCTAGTCAGCTCAGTTGTAACTTTATAGTAGATCATGCAAACGGTAACGGTCTCGGTATTCGCTCTCTGAAAAGTCCGGGCAGCTTAATAAAAAGTGTCTATATGAACACTTCTCAAACTCCCGCAGCTGGTAACCCAAATCCTGTTGCTGGTCTGATCTTAGTAAATTTCTCTCTACCTTACTCAAGTTATGTGAATGGTGCTTACGGTTTTGGTAGCCCTGTTTCTGGCACACCAATCAATGTGACCTCTGGCCTTTCTGTAGGTAAAGCCTACACAATCGTTTCTCTCGGTACGACTTCTCTGTCTGCATGGCAGGCTCTGGGATGGCTCTACACTGTCGCTCCCACTGTCGGCGCAACCTTCATTGCGATCACCGCAAGTGCAGGCACAGGTACGGGCACTGTCGAAGTACCCCTCGCTACTGGTTCAGGTGTTGACCAACTAGAATTAGTTGGTGACCCAAATCAAACGTGCAACCAAATAGGTGGCGGCTCTTTGATCTGCGCAACCTTTGGTCCTACAAATTCAAGCACTACCACTAAGGTGTTGACGGCAATTGCTGATAACACAGTCGTAGGTCTGACGTTTAATATGATCCCAGTACCGGGCGAGTTGATCTAAACGATGCCTTCTTATTTTACACCGACTAAATTCACAGAAAACATTCGGGAGACGCCTGAAGGGTTTCTCGTTTGTGTCGGTGTGCCTATCGCACGCACAGGTGAAATGGTTTATGCAGCCGATGAAGTCGGGCTAGAGCCTGATGAAGAAGGCAAAGTTATTCTCTCACGAGAAGAAGCTGAAGTTTTTAGACCAGAGACGATGGCATCTTTTGAAGGTAAGCCCGTCACTATCGGGCATCCAAAAGATTTCGTAACGCCAGAAAATTGGTCGTGGCTCGCTAAAGGTTTCTTACAAAATGTGAGACGAGGCGAAGGTGACCAAAAAAATGACTTGATTGCAGACGTGTGTATCACTGATGCTGTAGCAATCAATTTAGTAAAGGCTGGACTTCGAGAGGTTTCGTGCGGCTACACAGCTGACTATAACCAAGAGAAAGAAGGCACGGGTACTCAATCAAATATTATCGGTAATCATCTCGCTCTCGTCGAGCAAGGCAGAGCCGGTGCAAGTTACGCAATAAATGACCACAAAGGAAAGGTAAAGAACATGCCCAAATTGAAAGACGCCATCAAGAATTTGTTCAAAGACAAAAAAGCTGTCACGCTCGACGAAGTGATGAAAACTGTCGACGAGGCTGATAAAGACGACAAGAAGGATGATAAGAAAACAGACGACGGCACCGATAAAACGGGCGCTACTGTCTGGGATGCTGAAGCTCAGAAAAAAGCCTATGACGAACTCGTCGAGATGGTGAAAGATATGGGCACAAAGATCGCAAAACTTGGGCAGCCTCAAGATGCCAAAGAAGATAAAGTCGGGACTGAAGTCGTTAGCGATGACGACACCTCTCTCGAAGGCAGACTTAAAGTTGTAGAAACTGGTCTTGCAAAACTTCTAGAAATGGCCGCCTCTAAAGATGAGGACACTTTCGGTACAGAAAATACCGAAGACGAAGACGGCGACGAGACAGAAGACGATGATTTCGAAGAAACCACAATGACTGGTGATTCGATGTCTCGTGCTGAAATCTTGGCACCAGGTATTAAGAAATCAAAAACTTTGAAAGCTGATGCACTGAAAGCCGCCTACAAAACGGAAGACGGTAAAGCAGTCATCGACAGCCTCACGAATGGCAAACCAACTTTTGATTCGGCTGAAAAAGTTGAGCACCTGTTTATCGCCGCCTCTGAGGTATTAAAAGCAAAACGGTCAGCTGATTTGGTAAAAACAAAACAAGTCCGAGACTCTGTAGTTGATGAAGTCAAGGGTGAGATGACCGCAGAGAAGATAAACGAAATTAACGCCAAACACTACAGCAGAAAATAAAAAGGAGAAACTGCCATGTCGATTATTCCACAAGCGTACCTGAAACAAGCACCTACCGGCGTACCCGGTGATGTGACACGAACAGATGAATCAAATGTTGAGCCTGCAATGTTAGTTGCAGCCGTCTCGACTGCACTATTCCCGCAAGCTTTCGGTCTTGCGATGGTGTACAACACGGGCGGCATTTCGATATGGGGTGCAGGCAACGTACAGGCCGATTTCGCAGGTGTCTTGGTACGTGAAGTACCAGCAATCAGCGGCTATCCTAGCGATCCCCTCACACCCACCATTCCCTGGTCGTCTCAAGTGCAAGGTATGTGCGTGAGAGGTTATATCTCTGTAGTTTGCCAATACGGCACACCTGCTCGCGGCGGTTTAGTTTATGTAAATATTCAAGCAACCGCAGGCCGAGTACTTGGTGGTTTTGAAGCCACAAGCCAAGGTAGCTACAACATTGTCCTCACCTCTCAGCAAGCTACTTGGGCATCTGACGGTATGGATGCAAACAATAACGCCGAACTAAGAATCGAAAGGTAATAGGTAACAAACATGGGTATCAGAAAAATCGGTTTTAAAACCACAGATTCGGCTCTCTCTTACTACGTCAATCAGCTCGACAACCTCGACAAGCGGCTCTATGAGCCATTGGTCAGTGTCACGTGGGGCCGTGATATTATGTTGCGACCTGGTATTTCAATGAGTGATGAGAGTACGTCTTTCATCCGGTCAGCTTTCGCAGCTGCGGGCTCATTGCAAAATACAGTAGGTAACATGCCGTGGGTGAGTGCTGAAACTACAGCAATCCCTGGTGTGTCTGTAAATGGTGAGCGCTCGGTACTACCTTTGCGCCTCTTGGCTCGTGAAGTGTCCTACACTTCACCTGAGTTAGAGAGATCTCAGCGCACTAATCAGCCAATTGACACTCAAAAAATTGATGCTCTCAATATCCTTTATCAAATGAACACCGATCAAATGGTGTACATCGGGTCAAGCGATGTGGGCGCAACTGGCCTTATCAATGACACTACCATCACTTCGAGCATCGTCACAGCAGGCGCTGGCGGCTCTACTCTTTGGGTGAACAAAACACCTGACGAGATTTTGGCAGACGTGAACAACCTCTTGGTTGCTACTTGGCTTGCAGCTGCTTATGCAGTTATTCCAGGTAAGTTGATTTTGCCACCCGCTCAATTTGCGTACATCACTTCGCAAAAAGTCAGCAGCGCAGGCAATGTGTCCATTATGAAATTCTTGCAAGAAAACTCGATCACCAAAAGTGTTACGGGTAAAGAGCTTGAGATTGTCCCATGTAAATGGAACACAGGCGCAGGATACGCGGGCGACGACCGTATGGTGGCTTACACCAATGACGTGTCTCGTGTTCGCTTCCCAATGGTGCCGGTCCGAAGAGAAACCGCTTACTACCAAGGTTTGCGTTTCACCGCTCCCTACTTGTGGGCTTTCGGACAAATTGAATTTGTGTATCCTGAAACTGTTCAGTACGCAGACGGGATCTAATCATGTTGTCGCAATTTAAGGCCCAAGTTTCTATAGATGGGACTACCTTTAAAAAAGGTTTACACCATGTTTCTGAGAAGATTTTCGATCACCCGCATTTCGCACAATATGTGAAGGCGGGCGTGATTGTGGACCCTGAATCTGAGAAAGCAAAAAAAGCCCTACCCCAAGAGACCCCATTTCAGCGGTCGGAGCGAATTGCCAAACAGATTAAAGATGAGACAGAAGCTCAACTTGCTAAGCGTAAAACCTTAGCAAAGACGGCAGATGCCTCGTCAGGTCCTCAGCCGCCCACGCTTACCGATCATGTCGGTAACGTGAGCAAAGAACAAAAATTTTCTAAAGCTGATTTAGCAGCTCAGGCTAAAACTTCGAAAGAAGCGCCGACTGAGAAAAAAGCTGAGGAGACGGTCCCGGTCGAGCAACCTAAAAATGAAGGGGCCGAAGAAAAGAAAAAACAAAGCAAGAGGTAGACAATGACTGCGGGTGCGTTTCGAGCTGCAATGCCAGAATTTGCTAGTACCGAGACGTATCCAGACGTGCAGGTCAATATGTACATGAACCTAGCACAACAGCAGTTATCTCAAGCTCTGTGGCAAAATCTTTGGGGTTACGCATGTAACCTCTACACGGCTCACGAATTAGTTTTAGCTCAGCAAAATCAGAAAGCCGCGCAAGCTGGTGGCGTACCCGGCACGAATAGTGGTGGTCAAGCCACCTCTAAAACCGTCGGTGGCGGCACAGTTCAATATGACGCAATTTCGACAACTGAAAAAGATGCAGGGTATTGGAATTTATCGAGCTACGGTAAGCAGCTTTATAGATTCATCAGACTCTTTGGGGCTGGGTGCATACAGTTATGAGTACAAAGCCCACTCTCACAGTCACCTCAGATTTTACAGCAGACTTTAACGACATCGTTAAGAAGTTTAAAAACGATGCTGTCTTAGTCGGTATCCCTGAGCAGGACACAAAACGTGAAGAAGACGAGGGCGACTCTGAAATCACAAATGCTGCACTCTTGGCAATTTGTAATTTTGGATCACCAGTACAAAATATACCAGCGTGGCCGGTCATGGCGATAGGTATTAGAAATGCACAAGAAGAGATCGCAACTCAATTTAAATTGGCAGCGACTAACGCACTCAAGATGGGCCTTTCTGCGCTGGACATCTATTATAATCGTGCGGGTATTATCGCGTCTACATCTATTAAAAAAGTCATCAACTCACAAGAGGATGTACCGCCCAATAAACCCTCACCGTCTACGCTTAAGTCAAGAAAGTCAGCGGGATTTAAAGGTCAGAAGTATTGGATCAGAACAGGCCAAATGCGTAATGCAATCACGTACGTTGTGAAGGGCGAGGTCAAGTAATGGCTCAACTCGACGTATCTGAATTGATGTCAGACCCAGATTTTTCAGATCCAATCGTACTTATTAATCGAGTATCATCGTCTAACTTACATGGTGAGAATGTCCTGCAAGAATGCCCGGTAAAGACGTATGGCTCAGTCCAGCCGTCACCGAATAAGACGATTGACCGATTACCTGATGAGTTACGCACAGCAAATGTAAAAAGCTTTTGGGTTAGAGGTGGTAACGGTACGATTATAGCTTCAGGTCCGGGTAAATACCCGTCCATACTTGTCTTCAAAGGGCAAAGGTATGTTGTTCAATTAGTTTTTGATTGGTCTAATTTCGGAGAAGGGTACACAGAAGGCGTCTGCGTTGTGGAGAGACCTACATGACGGGCTCAAGTACAGTCGCAGGATTTCTAAGGCCCACAGCAGTTAGTCAACCACCACAGGGGCTGACGCTAGCTCAGTTCGTTCAAACAGTTTTGGTGGGGCTCTCCGGGCTTGACGGTAAACTCGTCAGACCTAAGTGGCAGCGAAACCCACCTCCTCAGCCTGACGCTGAGGTCAACTGGATGGCCTTTGGTATCACTGAAGATGACCCTAGTTGGAACGCAATTGTGTACACCGACTCAAATGGTGTGACCACAATACAAAGGCAGCGCAAACTTACTTTACAATTATCATTTTACGGGCCGAATGCTCTGAGTCTTATTGAATTAGTTCAAGATGGATTTCAACTCGGCCAAAACCTTGCAACACTCACCGCAGCAAAAATGGGATTGACTGAGACTACTCGGGCTCTACATATCCCTGAGCTAGTGAATGAGCAATGGGTTGATAGATACGAAATGAGTCTGGTCCTACAGCGTTTGGTCCAGAGCGTTTACCCGATAGTGACAATATTGTCGGCCAGTGGGACTATTTTCTCACCGACGACAGAAAATGTAGATAATTCACTTGACTGGCTTGTAGACAGCTAAAAGGAGATTTTAAAATGAGATTTATTTTATCGGTACTGTTTTTCTTTTTCTATACAGGGTACGCGTATGCACTGATCAATTCTTTTAAGGCACCTGTTGTAGTGACAGCCACTGTCACCTCAACTCAAGTTTTAGCGGCAAATAACTTGCGTACATACCTTATCATTATGAACCAAGGTAGTTCAGTTAACGTGATTGTGAAATTCGGGTCAGTACAGTCAGCCGGTGAAGGTGTAGTAATCCCACCTGGTGGCGCTTATGAGCCCTTACTCGCGCCCGGTAACTCTGTTTGGCTAGAATCAGCTTCGAGCACATCGGCGGTAACTTTAATAGAAGGGCAGTAAATGAAACTTTTTACACTTTTTTTAATTTTGTGTACTTTGAGTGCAAATGCTTACCTGACACCTATTGGTGCAGGTAGTGGCACAGTAACTGGTGTAACGGGCACCGCTCCTATTGTCAGCTCAGGTGGCCCAGCTCCTACAATTAGTTGTACTCTTGCTACCGGGTCAGTTGCAGGCTGTGTCTCTACGGGCGCCCAAACTTTCGCAGGCAATAAGACCTTTAATGGTGTAATCGCTAACAATGGTGGTTTTGCTTCAGTAGCTCTAGGGACCGCGACCTCAGGGGCTAACTTCGCATCGAATGCTTTTAATCTTTA